GTTTTTCCAACAAGGCTTAATGAACTATTTATACGATGTCCTCCGGGATTCTGATCTGGACATGGAGCTCTTGCAAGAGTATCACAAGTCGCTCGCGTTTGCTTCATCGATAACGGGCAGAAATGCCACGATCGATTGGAGCAAGGCTAGCGATAGGTGGAGAATCGACGTAGTTACGTGGTTCTTTCCTCCCTGTTGGTCCTCTGCTTTCTCATTAGTAAGGTCCCATGAGATCCAAGTTAATGGCTCATGGTTTTCCTTACCGATGATTGGCACCATGGGAAATGCAACAACGTTTCCCATAGAGACGCTCCTCTTTTATACCATAGGATTCGCAACCGTCATGGAGAAATCGTCTCACCACTCCCTCTTCCCGACATGGGAAGATTTAAAGAGTGTAAGCGTTTTCGGTGATGATTGCATCCTTCCCTCTGACTCAGCTGACCTCTTCATTGAGGTCGTTCAGTCGGTAGGGGGTGTCCCCAATCGAAAGAAAACTTTCATTGGTGACATTTGGTTTAGAGAGTCCTGCGGCGGCGACTATGTCGACGGCCGTAACATCAGGCCCTATTTCTTAGGGTCTCCGGTAAATGATAACCTAAGTTCCCTTGAACCGTGGCTCTACACGATATTGAATGGTCTCTTAAAGAAATACATTTCGTATTTCGGGGATCTTTCTTACGTATATGAGAAACGATTATTTAGGGAATTTGGTCATTTATTCACCAAGTACAACATCCATGTCAGAGTTGTGCCTGATGACTATCCCGATGATGCTGGAGCGAAGATTGGAAACGATCTTCATAGGTTCAGTTATAACTATAACTGGACCTTCTCCTCGATCGATGTTTCAAAGCATGGTACCTATATTTTCTCTTACAGGCGCTTCCAATGGAAAGGTAAGCGTCTTATCCGTAGGGTTACGGATAGTGGGAGAAAGTATTTGGTTCCATATCGAAATGACGATCTATGGTATTGGAGAACTCTGAAATTTCCGCCTCAATCTGAGGCCAGAGAACCCCCGTACTATACTTCCAAAAGGATAGGCGGTTATGTAGTCGCGAAGGGTCTAACATCATGTTGGTCCCTTCAATATACGAGGTAAAAGAATAAGCCTAGGACTCCCTCTCTTTC